TTCAAGACACAATTGTTAAAGGATAAGATAAAAAAGTTGCACAAAGACGGTAATTTGAAGCTTACAATGGGTGGTGATGATAAGATGTCTAAGTTGGCGTTGTTGCCCATCAAAGAATTGTTTGATTAACTAGAAATATCAGCGAATACAGATTTTTCAAGCCATAATTTTTTGTCTGCAACAACTTTTTCAAATAAATTTTTTCTTATTCTGTACTGATATTCTTGCTCTTTAATTCTTTTTAATCCCTTTTCGCCAAAATTCTTTTTAACCCATGTTAAGTATTCTTTTCGTGGAGTAATTACGTATTTCCCTTTTTTAGTAAAAGAAACAGGAGCCATATATTTAATTGAAGATTTTAATCTTTGAATTGCAAGTTTATGGGCTTGCTTTGCTGTAACTGTACCAGGCCTGTTATCCATTATATCTGATACTAAATAATTGTAAGCACTTATGTAAGTTTTTTCTATTTCTTCTTTTTTACCTTCCCATAAAGCTTCTTTAAGTTTTCTGTAATAAACGGTTCTGACTGAATAATCTTCATTCCTAGATGGATTTATGTTAAATGTCTTCTTAAATTGTTTTTCCCAGTTATTCATAACAAGCATTTCGCTGTAAGCTTTATTGCCTTTTACTTTTCTATAATTTTCATATTGAGAATATAAAACCAAACTTTTCTTTAACCAATTTTGGCTAGCATCTTCAAAAGTTTCTTTTCCTTCTAAAAAATTCATCAGTTCTTTACTTCCATTCTTTAAATTTCTTATAATAACTGGGTCTGCAAGGCTTTGAAAAGTTCCGTCATCAAATGGAGATATAACGCCACCAAATAATCCTAAAAACTCTGAACGCCACAAATACATAAACATTTTATCTCCAGAAGTCCCTGCGCTATCTGTAGGCTCTTTGTCAAAAATCCATTCATACATAGTGTATAAAGCAGCCCCTGAAACTGCATGACCCATTAAAGCTTTTGCTAAAGGGGCTACGTTTCCATGTTTTATTGCTGGTTTAAAATAATTTTTATAACTATCAAACGTAGTAGAATAAGCCATCCTCATAAACAATGTTAAAGGTTTACCAATTGTAGTTCCTGCCCAATTAGGAATAAGACCAATTGATGTTGTTCCTTGGGCTGAAGCATGAGAATAAAACTCTACATGTCTTTGAATGTTTTCTAATCTTTTAGTTCCCTCAATTGTGGATAAATCTCCTTTTTCAAGAAATTTAATTTCAGACTCAGGAAGTTTGTACTGGTCTTTAAGTAATCTTTTTATTTTAGCGGGGCTTGATTTTCCAAATATTCCTGTCTTACCTCTTAACATTTGAAGATTGTTTGTAAAATAAAGTTTTCCAGCCTCCATTGAAACTATCCTATTTACATTTTCTGTAAATGTCATTAGGTTAACGTATTTAAATAAATTTTCCATGCTAAAATACTTCAGCATTCCTTTTCTACCTAAGCTAGTAGTAGGCAATTCCATTGTTTTAGAGCCAAAATCAAGAGCTCCTTTTTCTCTTGCTGCATCCCACGTATTTGTATCAAAAGCTTTTAATATCCCTCTACCTGTGTTCCTCAATCCAAAAGAAGCAATACTTCTAGGAATACCTATTAAAAAATTCTTTATCCCAGACATTGGAGAAGATAGTCCTGCAGCTGCTGACAAATGAGCGGTTGCCCCTAGAAAATCTGCTACCCTTGAGTGTGATTCGTTTTCTTTGTAAACTCCAACAAGTCTTTCAATAGTATCTTTTGCGTATTTTCCAACCTCTTTATTTTTAAGAATAGTTTCTAACTGCAAAACCTTTGAAGAGCCTACTGTGTATTTTCCTCCCAATCCTGTGTACTCAGGAAAATATCTTAATGTTGCTAAATATTTTGACATTCCTGCAACGTATGGGTCAATAGACCTAGATATGCTAGACTCATATGTTTGTATTATTTTCTTTTGACCATTTCTTTTAGTTATTTCAATATACTCAGGAAGCAATGGCCCTCTTTTTAATAAAAACGAATTTTTAACTTTTGAATGTTGCTGTGTTAATAAAAACATAACATTGTCAGCAATTTCAATTTTTAATTTCTCACTTTTTAAATTTTTATTATATCTATCAAGATAAGTATTTTTATAGTTTTTATTTATAGCCATATTTTTAGTATGACTGTTGGTTATATTTTTAGAGTTTTTATATTTATTCTTTGCATAATCTATAGCATCTTGACTAGAAGCTCTTTTAATAGTATCATCAACTATTTTTTGTATGTGCTTTGAATCTGTTTTTTCAGATGTAAAATGGTCTTTAGCCTCTTGAGTTATTTTTCTTGTGTTATAATCTGTAACATATAATTCGTTATATTCTTTTAAAAATTTTTCATACTCAGCTTTGTTTGTTATTTTCCCAACTTCTTTCCCAAGCATTTTCCAATAAAAGTTAGTTAATGCTCTGTGTTCTTTATATGCTAAGTTTGCATTTGTCCCTTCGATATCCATGTCTTTTATAAATTTTCTTTCTTCTTTAGACATTTTTATGCCAAATGTTTTTCCTTCTTTTTCTGCTTTTAATAAAGCATCTCTTCTTTCTAAATCAAAATTACGAACAAAATCAGATTGTTTGCTTCCTAAAAATTTCTTTATATTATTAATATGAACCTCTCCAGGTCCCTTGAACTCTGAATGCAAAGCAACATCAAAGCCCAATATTCTGTTAGCTATTTTTTCTCCAGCCTTTCCTCCATGTTTTTGAATAAAATAATAAGCAGGTAAAAATACCTTCCCTGCACTTTGAACCATTGTAAGTTTGTCTCCTGGTATCTGAGTAATTTCTCCAGCAGAAAGAGGCATTGGCTCAGTTTTCTTTCCATGAGTTTTAATGTAATGCATGATGTAAGCTTTTGATTTTTTAGACATTTTAGAAGCTATTCCTGTAGGCTCTCCAAGATTAATAACAATATTAGAAAGTTCGGCTTGAGTTACGTCATACTGTTCTGCAAGTCTTTCAATCATTGTTTCACCTTTTTTAACTTCAGGTATAGTTTCAGAATAAGATTCAAGCTCTCGAAGATATCTTTCATAAGAAGCAACTGATGTGTCTAAAGCTTTTCTTCCTGTTCCAGAGGGCTCAATATCGTAAAGAGCTCTTACTTCGTCTAAAAAGCCTCGTCCACCTTCAATATTAGCATCAAGCAACTCTTGCTCTCGTTTTTTTAATTCGTTGTTATATGACTTTATTCTAGTTGGGGCTTCTTTAACTGTTTGAAAGTGGTCATTAAGCCCATTAATATAATTTTCAACAACTTTTGTTTTAGGAATATTGCCTTTAACAACTCTTCTTGATAATATAAAAGCAATATCGTCTTTATTTGCAATACCAAAAAACTCTTTCATTCTTGAGTTGACTGCTTTCACCCAATTTCTAAACTTAGACATCATTGTCCTGTTAGTTATTTGTCCAGCTGCAAGCTCTCCAACCCTTTGAACAAGAAGTTCTTCTTTTCTTTCTGCAAAACTTTCTAAACTTTCACCCTTTTTTCTTTTTAAATCTTTAGCAAAAAAATTAACACCTCTTTTAATTAAAGACTTGTCTTTGTTTGTTCCAAACTCTTTTAAAACATCTACAACATAATGTGAAACCTCGTGAGGTATAGTATCTAGCCTTACTTTTCCGTCAGCAATATCAATAATATGACCACGTATTCTTCCTAAAACTCTATTTCCTTTATTGTTGCCTAATTTTTTCTTTAAATATATTGTTATTTTTTTATAAGCAGGAATTGATTCAAAATATTCTTTTTGTTTTACCTGTGTTTCAATACCTGTATCAATTTTATCTTGTAACTCAGGAGTAACTTTTTGCTGTTTTTCTTTTACAGTTTTTCCTCTTTGATTCCAAATTTTATTCATAGCCTCAAAACCAGCCTCGACTATTGTTATTGTACTTACATCTTTTGTGTAAATTTTTTCAATAGCTGTCATGTCATGTCCAAGAATATAATTAAGTAAACGAGTGTCTTTATCGGTGAAATTTTTTGTGGTAAAATAACCTTCTTGCTGAAGAACATCACGAACATCATCTATCTTAGCTTTGTCGTACAGTTTTTTTAATTTGTCATTAACTAATTTTCTTATAGGATTTTTATTGTTATCTCCAAGCAAACTACTATTTTTTTCAATTTTGTATTTTTTTACAAAAGCATCAATTTCTTTTGCTGTTTCTAATTTTATAGGTATTTCTCTAGCTTGCCGACCTTTTCCTGTGATTTCACGCATGTCAATAAAATTTTTAGCACCTTCAGATAAATCAATTCCTTCTTCTACTTTTCCATTTTTAATATGTTTTATGTCTTCAACTTTTATGCCAGAACCTTTAGCATCTCTTGTAAAAAATTCTTGATTTCTAACACCTGAATCATGAGCAATTTTAACAAAAATATTAGCTCTGTCTGCAATTTCTTTATTTGGTGCATCTTTTTCAAATTCAGCAGTCATTTTTTCTATATCTTTGCTAAATTTTTCAGGTTTAGGTAAGTTCTTTTGCCTTCTTTTTGACTGTGTATTATATGCTTTAAATGTGGCTTCAAGGCCCAAAGAAGGGTCGTCTATGTTTAACCCTCTTTTGCTTGACATCCATTTAAATATAGCTCTAATTGCAGATGCATCAGATGGATTAATTTCTTTTAAAGATTTTCCTTGAGATTCTTTGAAAAAATTAACAATGTCTTGTTCCGTTACCTCCGTAACGTCCATTTTTTTCTTGTTAATCCATTTAAAAAAACTTTTAACTTTAGGTTTGTAAGCTTTTATGGTTGAACTTGTAGGCTCTCCCTTGCTAACGCTTTGCAAACTTCTTTCAACTACAGTTTCTATAAAAGGGTCTTTTTTACCTATGTCCGCACTAACTTCTTTAACGGTTTTTCTTATTAAATCTCCTGCGCTATCCTTAACATAATCTGTTTCTAATTGTTTTTTGCTCGTTTCTTCAATTTTTTTATATTTTTTTTCTGGAATTTTTATTGTTCTTCCTTCAACATCTGTAAACTGTCCCAGCTTCTGCTCTACTATATCACCAACCTGTTCTCCCATTTTTTCAAGAGGAGCTTCTTTTATTTGTTTTTCTTTTGAAAATTCATCTCTTTGAGATTTATATATTCTTTCAATGATTACATCTCTTTGAGCCTTGTCAGCAAGCTTTCCTGTTGTATCGATTCCAAACTTTTTTGCCCTATCAGATATTTCAGATTCTGACAAGGTCATTGATTTTTCTTTTGCTTCTTTTAAAGTTTTAAATCCAAAAGGAACATGAATATCTGACTCATCACCTTTTGACTTAATGTAAACATCAAATTTTGCGTCTATATCTGCATCAATTTTATTAAACTCTTTTTTAGCTTTTCGTGCTCTTTTTTCAAGATTGCTTGCCAAAGCAACATCTGCTTCTGTTCCACCTTTTTGTTTTAAGTAATTATCTATAACTCCATCAGCTTCTACTAAACTGTTCTTTAAATCAGTAAACTGCTTGCGTGCAACATCCTTGTCTGTAAAAACGCCATCATCAAGATATTTAAGAAATGTTTTTAATCTTAAATCAAGCTCATTAAGCTCTATGTTTTGAGTTTTTAAAGCTTCGTCAACAGTTATAGCATCTTTATCGAAAGAAGAATTAATTTCATTTTTATTTTTTTCAGATATATTAGGGTCTTCGTTAATATTTTCTTTAACTTTATCTTTTAAATCTTTAGTTTTACTTTCTATATCTTGTTTTTTTAAAACTTCTAATTTAGTAGCTTCTTTAATATCATTAATTACATCGCTACCATATTTCATGACTTTTTGTTTACCTTTAAGGAAAGTTGTCATCCCTATGTCATGATAAAAATCTCTTAATATAGCGTTAGCATCTACATCTCCACCATTTTTAATTGCATTATACATTCTTTCAGCTGTATTTATTCCCGTAAATGTTACAGCTTCTCCTAATACTTGTCCTGGCATTCCATAGGCCCCATATGCTCTAAACTTTTCAAATCCTGTAAGAGCTTCTTTTTTTCCTTTTTCTAATAATTTGGCTTGCATGCCACCCATGCCTGTGCCTACAGCTCCAGTAAGACCTCCTAAAAGCCCCCCATGAAGAACTCCATAGGTTACACCTGATAGTGGGTTGTCTCCGTGGATTAACGCTTGAACTCCTCCCATAGCACCTTCATATACAGCTAATGCAGGGGCCTGCCCTGTTGCACCAATTAAAAGTTTTTGACTTGCTGATAAAGTAGACATAAGAGATGAAGTTTCTTCAGGTGTCCATTTAGAAATTGATTTTGGGAGTTTTTTTAATACTTGAGAATTTGCTTTAGTTGCCATGCCTTTTGCAAGACCTTTACTTAATGCTTTTCCTGCAAGTCCACCTGTAAACATAGACATTATATCTAAAGGCATAACAAACGATAAAAGACTTGCGCCAATATCTTCAAGTAAATTAAAATCTGTAGTGTCAACGTCATAACGCTGGTTGCCTGTAATAAGCTGCTCAAGGTTGCCTGTTAAAGAATTATTATATGCGGCCTTAACCCAATCATAAGAATTTTCATCAATAAAATAATCTGCGTATTGTTGAAGAGTATTTATATCATCTTCCTCTCCATATTGTTGCCCTGCTGATGTTTGTGAGTATTGACCAAAACCAAGTGCTTTATCTTGAGCATCCCAAGAATTTAAGCTTGTTACTTTATTTTGAGTTCTTAGATTATAATACAAAGCTTCATCTGAAAGTCTTTTATAATAAGATGGACCTTCATTTCTTGCTTTATTTAAAAGTTCTAGTGTAGGCTGTGGTATTGCCATATTTTATACGTTTTTTAAAATTGTGTTTATTCTTTCTTGGTTTGTTTCAAAAATTTCTGGAAAAATAGATTCATAAAGCTCTAATTGTTTTTTTAATTCTTCTAATGTGTTTCTATTAAGCTCTAAAACTTGTTTTTGGTCAAAACTTTTGCCTGTTGGAGAAAGTTTAAATTTTGCTGTCCCTGTTATTGTTAAGCCTTTATCTCTATTCATATAACTTTTTGTTCCAAAAGTAGTTGTTTCTGTTTTCCAATTTAACCATTTTTGTCCATAATCATCTATTTCTAAAATATGTCTTTGCCATGGCTCTAAATTTTGTCGTTCTCCTGCTTTAGGGCCATAAAGAACTTTTTTACCAGAAAGATATTGGTTAATGTCTTTTGGAACTTGTCCAATTGATTGTAATTTTTTTATTTCTTTTAAAGCGTTTTCATATAAAAGTTTATCGTCTGCATGTATTTTTTCTATTTGTTTTAATTTTTCGTAAGAAAGATTACCTTTATCATCATCTCCAAGTATAGACTTAAAGCTAGAATTAATAGAATTTAACTGTTTGTCTAATGAAATTTTTTGTTTTGGATAATTTTTTTTATACCAATTTTTTATTTTTTGTTGTTCATCTGGAGAAAGAGCTCCTTTGCCTCCAGGTGCACCGCCACGAGTTTCTGTGTCTGGAGATAAACTTTCATCGCCATATTTGTAATTTTTAAAAAATGTATCCATATTTTTTAATTTATCCAATCTTTCAGGAAGTTTATAATTATTTGCTTTAACAGGGTCTACTTTTTCTAAAACACTTTTTTTATTTAAAAGATTTTTATCTTGATTAGGTAAAAAATTTAAATCTTTTTCTTCTAGTGTTTGGCTACTGGATATTTTGTCATCTGTTGTTATGCTATCCCCAAGAAAATCATCTGAAAGGTTATACATTTTTGCGTAATTTGTTCCTGTAATAGATTCATATGCAGGAATTTTGCTTGCCATTTCATCTTGCAATTTTATTAATTCGGTTTGAAGCATCATTTTATATTGATTTGCAATTTGACTTCCATCGTCAAGATTAATTGTATAGTTATCATCATCTTCATTTATTTGAAAACTTGCTTTTTGTTCTAAGTTCATGTTTTCAATGTTTATTAAATTTTTAACATCTTTCCATTGAACTGTGTGTTTCCCATTTTTTAAAATTTGTTTAGCATTTTCAATACCTTTTTTCATTTTTTCAAGCTCGTTAAATAAAGATGTTGTAACATTGCTTTCTTGTCTAGCTTGAGTGCCCATTAAGTCTTGAATAGGTTTTGCGTTTCCTGAAGCTACTGCATTTTGTATTGTATTAAGCTCAAGCTCACTCATTTGCCCATCACCGTAAAATTTTAAAGCTCCATTAACAATCATTTCTAAGTTTGCTATTTCTGATGTATGAAATCCTGTCATACGCCTTGAATCATACTGACTCATTTTCCCTTTTGCTTCTGCCCATTTTTCTGAAATTTTTAAAAAATCTTTTTTCTTTGCTTCAGAATAATTTTTACTATAAGGTATGCCAAATGTATCTTTTGCTCCAGACGCTATTAAAGCATCTTGTTCTTCAGGAGTTTTTAATTCCCAATTTTCATAAAGGTCTGTTGCCCAATTCCCTGCATCTTTAGAAAGGCTACCAAGAACACTCATATCAGTTTTAAAATTAATATTTTGTTCTTGTTGGTTTTTCATTTGATTTAAAATAACATCGTAAGCTTCAAGCGCATTTTCACTCATGTTGTTCATTTTTTTATTTCTGTATTTTTCAACGTCCTCTATAGATTTATTAAGAACATCAGAATTGTATTCTGTTTGATAATTTCCCGCAAGAAGTCCAATCATTTTAAGGTCATAATCGTCTCTTCTTTTTCTGTTTGCCTGGACACCTTGAGCAATTCCTCTTCCCATTCCAAGAACACGTTCAAGGGTATCCATTGCTGTGTTGGTGCGTACCCCTTGTTGCCTTCCTCCTCTATTCCAATAATCACCGTTTGCCATTTATGCTCCTATTGTCCCATTAATTCTTGCCATCCATATATCGTATCTAAAACATTTTCAGTTGCACCAGCTTGCATACTCATAATGTCTTCAAGAAGGTTTCCATATCCTCCACGATACATTTGCTCAGCTCCTGATAATCCAGCAGTTCTTGCACCACTTCCAGCAAAACCACCAGTTCCAGCTTTGCCCATTGCTTGTGTTTTTTGTCCAATTAATTTTTGACGACCCACATCTTCAACTGGGTCATAATATGCAGCTGTTGTTTTTTCAATCATCTCAGGAGTTAATGCTTTAACTTCTCCAGCTTGTATAGGGTCTTTTACGCCTCCAATCTGAGATAATGTTGCTGCAAGACTTTCAGGGTCAAATATATTTACTCCTGATAAACCAGTTCCATAATACGCTGTTTCGCCAGGGTCTACTTCTTCAAAATCAAAACCTTGAATAACATCTTGCCCTACAAGTGCTTCTAATCCCCCTTGTAAAACAATACCACTATTTAAACCAGTTCCATAATAATCTTCTGCATATAAGTCTTGAATTGCATTTAATTGTTCATTTAAGCTATGCCCCCTAAATCCACTAAAAATATTTGCTAAAGCTCCTTGAATAGAATCATTAATTCCTTCATATTGATATGTTCCAAATGGATTTGATGACTGATATGCATTAATAGCAGCTAACATATTATTTAAAGCATTATGGGTACTTATTTGATTTGAAGGCGATTGAGCAGAAATAAAATCTTGATAGCCTGCCCCTAAATAAGGGTCAACAATTGGAGTAAATTCTATATATGGATTATGTCCTGGTGTATGCATTAATAACCTCCGTATGGGTTTCTAAATTGTGGATAAGAATAAGATGATGCATAAGGCGTTAATCCTGTAAACTCTCCATATGCAGCAGGACCTAAGCTTCTTAATAATCCAGATACTAATGGTTTATTTAACATTTGAATTGCTTCATCTCCCATTTCAAATCCAAATATTTGTTCAATTAAATCTTTGCTATTTTGTTGTAATTTTGAAGCATCTTTAATTGAAATATCTTTTCCAAAAAGTTTTGTTGCCTCATCAAAGCTTAAATCAACTCCAGGAACATCCATTCTTGGAAAATCAGAGCCAACAGTATCCCAAACTTTTACACCTTTAGAAGGTTCACCAGCAATCATATTTTTAAGTTCATCTTGCAAAGCAGAAGGGTCTGCTAATACTGGACTTCCACCAGAAGGAATATCCCCCATTTGAGGGCCAGTTTGCTTTACAACTGCTTCTTCTTTTTTTATGCCTCCAGGAGTAATTGCACCAAGCAATGCACTTGACATTACATCACCTAAAACCATTTGGTCTAAACCTTTTTGAAATGACTTTCTTGTTTCGGCAACATCTTTGTATTGTTTTCTTCCTTTTAATTTTTTTTCTAATTCTTTTAATTTTTTTGTAGGAGCATATTTTTTTTGTCGAAACTTTTCTGCAATTCCTGCTCCAGCACCTGCTCCTAAACCACCAGCTAAGGTTGCTCCAAGAGGCCCAGCAAGACCTGCTGTTAAACCCATTCCAAGCAATCCACCAAGAACGCTTGCGCCAAACTTTCCTTTTTTAGCTTTGTTCTCTGCATCTTTAATAGCAGCATTAATTTCGTCAATAATTTCTTTTTGATGTTTGTACTGTTCAAGTAATGCTGAGGCTTCTTTTGCTCTATCTGCAACTCTTGCTTGAGGGTCTCCAGCTGAAATTTTTGCTATATCATATATGTTTGCCATATTAGTCCTTTATTCCCTTCTAATTCTAATCAGTAATTTAATACTAAAAATTTAATTTTCATAATTGCTCTTAGTTCCTAAAAATTTGTTCCAAAAAAAACTGCATTATCTGATACTGTTGTTGGTGCTAATGTGTAATCTATTACAGGGTCTGAAGCTGTACCTGAATACTCAACAAAATAAACACCATTACTATTTCCACTACCTGTTGGTTCAATATCTTTTAAATCATAATCATAATTAATCAATCCTATAACAACAGTATCTTGACTTACCATATCTGATAAAGCAGATGATGTTAATGCTATTTGATTCATAGCTGAATTAGTAGTCCATGTTGACACTTCAGCTGAATATTTAGTAACATTGCTTTCATTATCTCCTCCACCACTACCATCAGAACTTCCTGTAGTCCAACCTGTCATATTATCAAAATCTGCATTAGCAAACCCAAAATCATGTGGACATTTAACTAAAATAACATCACCACCTGTTAGTGAATACCCTCTTACTTTAAATGTAGCACTTGCCACAGTAGATGTTACCCCTGATGTGTCAAACTTAAAAAATGCTCTATAAACTCTAAAAATTGCACCACCACCTCTTGAAGCAAACTTATTTGCTTGAACTGCAAGAAGATTTCTTGTTTGAACCCCATTATATGTTCCTGATGTTGCATCTCTTGTTCCTGCCCAACTTGAATTTTGTTTAGAAATATACCCATCATCTGTATGTGTTGTAATAGTTGGCATTATAATTCTACCTTTGGCATATTATAAACATTATTATTAAAATATTGATTTGCATCAGGTGTTACAGATATATTTTCAAAGGTAACAGAATCAAAATTATGTTCATTTCTATTGTCAGTAAAGTTATTCCAATAAGTTATTTTTGCACCTGATTTAGCTTTAGCTAATGCAAAGTCTTTAAAGTTAGCCCAACTATCATCTCCATAAGTATCAATAAAAATTCCATCATAAGTTGATAGCCCACTAACACTATTCCAATCCCCTTCAATAACAGTAACATTAGATTTATCTGATGCCCAAGCATTTAGCCTTTCTATAATTTGTGGATGTATTTCTATTATAGTGTGTGAATTTACACCTTGTGATTGTATGTAATCAGAACATATACCCATACCAAAGCCTATTTCTAAAACATCTCCACTATTATGACAAATAAACTCTGCACATTTTTGCATTATTGCTGATTCCCATGACATCATCACTTCTTCACCAGATTCAGTAATTATCTTTGTATCTTCAAATGTTAATATTTCGTCTTTAAAAGCCATTAAAATTGAAAGTCCAATGTTGCTACACCATAACATATTTGATTGTCTGCATCCCAAAAAAATGAAATAATATCTACATGGTTAGCATCTGTTGTTAATGTTGGATTACTACCACCTGGAAACTTAACTGTAGCTGCTGTACCACCTGCTAATCCTGCTTTATAATTAGTAACAGTTCTGCTTCCTGTTCCATCTTGTTTTAACAATACAACAAAATTTCCTGAAGTAGCTGGTAATATAAGATTTAAATCAGTAATATTCCCTGAGCCAAAAGTAACAAATTGTTTGTTTCCTGTTCTAAAATCTACATCAGTATCAGTTGCATCATAAGTTGGTGTTACAAGGTCAAAACCTACACCACACCCATCAAATTCTACATGACCATCAGGCTCAATATTTAAATGAGCATCTGCCCCTGAATTATCATAAGTTCTTATTAATGTTTCTCCTGCTGTATCTGTTTGAATTTGAAACCAATCATCCATAGAAGCACCACCTGCTTCATATAATGAAAAGGAAGATAAATCATTTTTAGCAGTTATTCTTGCAAAGTCATCTCCTGCATTTTTAAAATAAATTCTTCCAGCTGCTGAACCTGCATCTAAAGTTATATCGCCATCAGTATCTAAAGTTAAATGAGCTGCACTTGCATCATCATCTACTGTAGCTAAAGTAGTTGCACCATGTTGAGCTACGGTAATACTAAACTTATCACCTGTATCTTCATCATCATGTATAGTCATTGCAGTGTTATCTACATCAAAATCAAATATAGTGGTAGTACCATCATTCATAGTAACATTTCCACCATCAGCTGATAACGCTATATCTCCTGATGAATCTAAAGTAAAATTACCTGTAACTGAATATGTTGAAGGAAGCCTAAATTGTTTAATGGTGTTAACCTTTGATTTAATTTCTTTAATTGCTTTTTCAAGGCTATCAAATGATTCTCCAATTTTAACTCCATGCCATTTGTGGTTTGCTTTTATATAAAGTTTTAAACCACTTGATGTTCTTCTAAATGTTAAATCCCCTTCACTTCCTTGGGCATTTAATGGATTTCCTTTGCCAATTGTTGGCACTGAAGATTTTCTTGCATTAATGTTTCTAGTTACATTTGTGCTTCTTATTGACATTATTTAACTTTTTTAGGCCTATAAACAATTGTTATATCATTAATTTCAAAATTTGGACAAACTGCTCCAATAATATAATTACTATCGCTATTTGTAAAAGCTCCATAACCATTATCATCCCAAGCTTCTGAAACAGTTGCAACTTTAGTGCTAGTATTATATGCAGTAATAAGCTTTGTATTGAATCTTGCACTTCCACTGTATATATTAATATACCGTCCAATATATTTTATATTATTAGTACCTTCTCCAGAATTAAGTCTTATTTGAGTAGAAGGAGTGCTTACATCTGCATTGCTTGCTCTTGCACTAGAGCCAACCGTTGCTTGTATAGTTTTTAATCTTAATTGAATGCTTTTAACATTATTAATTGAAGAATCTGGTATTAATTCTGCAATTCTCCAATTATCATCTGAAGCACTAAAACCGCCTGGATAATCATTTTGTAATCCAAGGAATCCCCCTCCAACTATACCAGAATCAGGAGTTCTAACATCATAATTTTGAGCAACCCCAGTAGTTACTGCATATGTAGGAACTTTAGTTGAAGAAAAAGAAGTAAAAGTTTCTCCTCCATCAGTTGCATATTGCATATCAACCCCAGAAACACCAGTGCATTTATATGTAACATATATTTTATATATTTTTTTTCTTGTTGCGGGACTTCCAAAATCGATATCTTTAGACTTCCATAAAACAACATCTCCTGCATATCCAGCTCCAGCAATATCTGCTCTAGGAGAATTACTCCATTTATAAAAACTTGTTACTGTAGGGTCATTTGTAGGGTCAGTGAACGCAAAAAATGATATTCCTTCTGTATCTGTAACAATATTAGAGTATGCTGGAGTGCTTATTGTGCCAGCCATTGGAAATGCAGCTCCAGACACATAAGATTGATAAGCTTGTAATTCAAAGTCATATAAATAATATCTATTAGCTGCAGATATTCCAACTGATGGAGTAAAAATAACACGATTAGTATATTTTTCAAACATTATAAACCCTGGAAGAGTTGCATGAGTTGCAAATGGATTAACTTCACTTCCTGAAGAAGTTTCTAATGAAGCAACATGTCTTGTTAAATTAGCTACTTGTCTTCCATCAAAAAACCACAATCCAGATTCATTAAACCAGCAAACACCATTATTTGTTTTACATACATGGCTTGGATATCTAATTCCAGCATTTTCATGCTCTGATTCTAAAACTTCAGAACCACCTGATACATTTATTATATATAGTTTTTTCTTTTTATATTGAAGTAATCGGTCTCCATAAGAAATAAGTTTAATTATTGAGTCTCCATCTCCAATTGCAACATCTATATAATTTGTTTCAGGAAATGTATCAAATTTATTTACTGGGCTTTTAAGCATTCTATCAGGGTATGTTCTGCCCCCTTGCCTTATATTGCCTATATATACTACTCTGCCTACAACAGCAGCACATTTATATTGTGCATCAATAAGAGTTTGTTCTGTAAATAAATTTTCTGACAAATATGTATCAATTGGTTGAATTTTAATGCTTGTTCCGCTTGTTATTGTTGCAATTGCATTAGAGGCAGGTTGTTCAAGAATAAGCTCAGAATCATCAGATGCAAATATCTGATATGTACCTTTGCTTAAATTTACTTTAGAAAATAATCTCCATTCTTGTGAAGCACTGCCATCAGTCACGTCTCTCATATATATTTTAAATCCATTAATTCTTGGATTCCAAGATTTTTCATCAACTCCATATCCATATACAGATTTAATTACTGCTTTTTTTGCAACTGTTTCTCCTGTCCAATCAACTGTTGCTGTTGGAGTTAATTCTTCAACTAAAAGTATTTGGTCTCCACTACTGTGAGTAGCTTTTGCTGAATTATTATATCCTCGTGTAAAGGTTACAGTGTTTCCTGATACATTTGTAACAAGCATTTGTTCTGAACCAACCATAACAACATCGTCATTAACTAAAACCCCATCTCCATCATCTATTGCTACTGCTGTTGAAGAATCTGTATCATTCATAGAGCCCGCAAGCTCATTTGCAGTTCCATCAGCCGCAGCTAATTCTGTAATTTTATATCCTTGAGTTAACAATGATTCTTGGACTTCTTGTGCTGGTCCATCATATGTGAATGACATTGCAAAATTCCATTTACGCTTTAAATCTTCATCAATTGCATTTTCACCAGGTTTTGTTATTGTTGCAAGTAATTCTTGAGCTTTTATATCAGAACCAGTATTTGCACTAGATACATCTCCATGATTTGCATCTTTAAAATAAAAAGTTGTTCCACTAGCATATGTTGTAAGCTTAACTCCATTGTAAGATGTTACCCCTGTAACCCCTGTAATATGTATCCAAGTCTGCCCAGTTGCAACCTCAGAAGCATCTATTGTTGCTCTTACAGTCCCAGCAACAGTATCTTTATAATCTGCCCAAGCATCAATTTGAGCATAGTTTGCATCAGTTGACCAATCTAATTCACTTATACCATGGTCCTCTATAATAAGAGTAAACTCAGTATCAGTTACATCTGTCTGAACAGTATGGGTTCCTGCTAACTTTGAAATCCCAGAATTACAATTTGAAATAACAATTTCATCACCGTTTGTTAATCCATGGTTTGCACTTGTTGTTATTGTAATTTCATCACCATCAATATCTACTTCAATTATTCCATAATCAGGAGCATCATCTCCAAACTCAAGAACAACCTTTTCAGATTCTGTAGGAATATTAGTTGTTGAACTTGTTATTTCATCATATATTCTTAATGATTGAATTCCAGCACTTGATGCTAAAGTTGCAGTTGTTCCATCTGATTTTCTTGTATTATTTGGAGGTTGTGGTGTTTGCACATCTTCAACCCAAGTATTAATTGAATTTGAAGTTGCAGCCTCAAACAACCTATCTTGTTTTACATGTGTAAATATTTTTGGAACATTAACATAATAAATAATAGAATCATCAGCATGAGTTGTAATTTTAGTGTTAGCGTAACCTCTAATTACAGTTATTGTTGTGCTGCTTGGAGAAGTTACAACATACATAATTTCTTGGTTTATTTGTATAGTTGAGCCAGCATTAATTGTTCCACTATCATGAGTTAAGGTAATATCATTTTTAGTTACTCCTGAAGCCATGTTAATTAAAAGAGCTGTAGATGTAACTGAAAAATTAGAATCTACTGTTCTTAATGCGCCATCAACATTATAGTATTCTGGCTTAACATCCGCAGTTTTACTACCTAATGTAAATTTTGCATCAGTCCAACCAGTCCTATAGCAAGTAACATCATCTATAGAGCCATCTGCTTCTATTTCAGAAGAATCCGCAGTAAACCATAAATGTGTTGCTGCAGCTACAGGCATAAATGTTACAGTGTGGGTTCCAACAACATAATTTGTTGCTGCAATATATGTTTCATCTGCAGTATTTCCTGACGCATCTCCTCCACCAATTGCTAAATTTAAAGTAGCAGTTTTTACTGTAAATGTTAATGAATATTGTAAATTTGCTTCTAATTTATCTCCTGTTAAAGTATTGTAAATTGAAGCATCTTTATTTGCACTTGTGTCAAAAACTGATGGATTTGCCCCACTACTCCAAGCAACAGTTCCTGAACCATCCGAATTTACTGCTGCCCAATTTGAATCTCCTGGGTCGGGGTCAGTTCCATCTTGAATAATATCAGTTGATATTTTTGAACTATTAGGGTCATATATATCAATATCAGCTTTGTCATTAAGAACAATAAAATTAGTATCTATTTCACTTGGAGCAGCATCCATATTATAATCATGAGAAAATGTAAACAACCCATGTCCTCTTTTCCAAGCACCACTTGAAGTCCAATTATTTATTATTTTATGATTAAGCCTTGTCTCGTCATACAAAGATGTTCCCGAGCCTTCAAGAAGTAATCTTCCTGGATTTCTTATTGATAATTGAGAAAAAGCATTTTGATTATCTGCAATATCTCTTGGGTCAAATTTATCATTTGTTCCACCATGAAACTCTAATATTTTATGTTCTTGTTTTGCCATTTATAATAATTTATCTTTGCAAACTGCCCAAACTTTATCGTCTAATTTATTTTTTGATGATGACACTAAGTAATCACCTACTTTAACAAAAACTGATTTTAATACGTTTTCGCTAAATAAATTCTTTACTATTATCGCTACGACTTGTTTCATTACTTCTCCTTGTTTTTTGGTTTATCCGTTAACATAAATTCTACTAATTTGCTTAATTGAAATACTGTTGCTTCTAATTTATCTATTCGTGCATCAGCATCATTAGGCTCTTCAACATATTTAACAATCTTATCTAGTTTAAATTTCTTTGATATTGCTTTTATTATCTTTTCTAGTATTATTGCTTTTATCATTACCATTTAACCTTATGAGACCAATATCTTGCTGAAAGTTTAGAAGGTTTAGAATCTTGAGCATCATGTCTAGCATAATAAGATTTTTTTCTTGCTTTTTCTTTAGGAGTTTTAGGATTTTTCCCAGCCCCTTTAACTCCCTGCTGTCCAAATCTAATTGTTTTAATTTTATCACCTAATTTTGCCACTACTACATGTGATTTTGTTTTATGCTTTGGAGTTCTTTTAGGTTTATTGTAACCTGAAACTCCAACTCTTCTTAATCTTGCATCTCTTTTTTCCATTTATTCTTCTCTATATATATGTTCATGATTAATTTCGCAATGTTTTGGGCAGGGGTTTTTGCTTTCATAATTTTCAAACAATATGCCTAGCCCTACAGCTATTATAATCATAATTACGTCCCCATGTTATTTTTCTTCCCATTTGCTTAAATCTAACATTTGTAAAGGACTTTCAATAACGTGGTCCTTTAACTTATCATTTTGTATCTGTATCTTTGTTCCACCTTTAACAAAAGGTTTCCCATTTGCAACACCAATGTCATAAGCAAAAAATGTTGTTTTCCAAACTCCTACTCTAATACATCGAGCTGGCCTTCCATCTAATATTACTACGTCATCAGTATTTAAATCTTTTCCTAAAAAAACTTTAAGACCTTCAACAACGGTCTCAATAGTTGATTTAAATAATAAAAGAGCTACACCAGACAAAAACAACCATGTCCAATTCCCCAAGAATCCTTCTGCTTGTTTCTTTAGCTCTTCTTCGTTCATATTTTTTATCCATTTATTAGTTCACCCCACAATGAGGTTCTTCCATCAATTATTTGTATTACATGCACAGTAAAATGCCCTTTAGTATAAAAATCCACAATTGCAAATGCATGTGCCCAGTTTACAGGTCTTCCACCTAACCAAGCGTTTTGTTCAGCGGTCATGTCTTTTAAACATCCAATGCTCCATGCTGACTTGGGTCCATCCATGTGTGTCATTGACGACTGTTGGATATCGTGATGATGTCCATACATTACATTCGTTCCAAGACGTATTAGATGATTTCTTGTATGTTGAACTCCTGCAAAGTGATGGCCATGATAAAAATGTAGTTTTCCAATCTTTAAATATTTTCCCGCAGGATAATATTTGTAACCTCTTTCTTTTAGTTTTGTGCATTTATCAAACCTGTATTGTGTTAAATATGGATTTTCATCCACAAATCTATTCATCCAATCATCATGATTACCTTCAATCATGTACTTTTCTTTACAACCAGCCTTATCTAAAGAACTGTCAATACGGTCCATACCTTTATTAACATCTTTAACATCTTGGTCTATGTATGGCAACTGATACTCTAATGGCGGTCTTTTTTTCTTTTTCCATTGCCAGTGAGAGCAACCATGCCATTCGCCAATATCCCCTAAATCTACATAGACATCAGGCTTTACAATTTCAATTGCTTTTTTTACCACATTAATAGCTTTTTTATGAGCCAGTGGAAAATGTTTATCAGGTGTTACAAATACTCTTTTAACTACACCTTTATCTTGTTTTGTATAACTCATTATATATTTTTAAGCAAATATAAATAAAAGATGCAATCCCAACAGCAACTCTTACAACAACAGGCAACCATTCAATCCATGTTACGCTTATTCCTGTGACACTTACTGCAACTGTTTTTAAAGAATCAATCATTTTTATTTAAATCATTTAATAGTTCTATTTTACCTAAAATTTTTAACATCTCCTTAGTAATTCCTGCTAATTTATCTTCAAGTTCTTTCTTTTCTTTATTTAAAGCATTGTAAGATTGTACTTGCTCTTTTAATTCATTTTTTATTTTTTTGTCCATTAAATTTTGGGTACCGATAATGCCCTAACTCCTGATTTTCTTAATGGGTATTGATGTACACCTTTTTCATACATCTGTCTAAAATAACTTGCTCTTTCTAAATCTCCTGCATCTTCAAACATTCTTGCTTTAATATAACAAACAACCATTGGATGTAAGCCACTATCTAATCCTGCTTCTGTTTTTAAATCTTCAGTTTGTGCATCAATTGTTCCATATTTAGAGTGATATGTTATTCTAATGCCATTATTAATAAATAAAGATACAAAGCTTCCTGTATCTCCAACTGTTCCTGTTTTATTTGTAGTATCGCTTTTTGATGTAGTATATGTAAAACTTGTAGCTCCTGGAACAGAGGCTATAGTAACCTCTTCATCATAAGCATCTGTAGATTCGTCTATATAGACAACATCACCTACAGAATATCCGTGAGCTGCGCTTGTTGTTACTGTTGCTGTTCCACTTACAACATCTAAATCACTAACAGTATCAGCAGTACCTCCAACTGCGCTTGATGAAAATGTAAACGTAGTTGAAGAAGTTTCTGTGATAGAATAATTCCCATCATAATGTCTTGTCCCGCTTATCGCAATTCTATCATTACTTGCAAGGCTATGAGCTGCTGAACAAGTTACAGTAACAGTAGAACCGTCTGTAATCATATTTGTTATTGTTCCACTTAAATCTCCAGTTCCTTGAAAGGTATCATATCTTTCTGTAGTTCTTTCTCCTGATACTGATTCATTATCTTCGCATAAAATAGCAAGTCTATCATCATCATTGTACCATGCAAAATTATCATTTGGATATGTTCTTTTAGCCATAATTTTCCTAAGTTAAAGTATCGTCTCCTGCATCTAAATTTGACCAAGTTATATCGGCAGCAGAAATGTCATCTGTGTCCCCTCTTAAAATTTTGTGAGGGTCTGCTAATCTTGGAATCATTACATACCTATTATTTGTATCTTTAATTTCAACTCTTTTAATATCAATAACATCATCTTCAAGAGTATACCATCTATCATGCTTTTTTAAGTCAGTCACTTTAGATACTGTGCGATGTTGTTTTTGTGCTGCAATATCATCCAATGCATCATTAATTAATTGAAACATATATTGTTCAGGCTGTCTTCCAAACATTTTTTCAATTTGTTCTATAATATTTTTAGCTGTCATTATTTAGCTCCTTGAGGTGCCTGCATAAGTCCTGACGTTTGAAGGCCTTGCTGATAATCTTGTTTTAAATTTTGTATAAGAGGTAAGTATAGCTCAGGGTCTTCTTCTACTACAGCCTGATATTCTAATGCAGTTATTGCAGCTCTTAATGGAACTAAATGCTCCAATTCATCAGGAAAATTAGAAATAGATGTTGCTGCCCCTGGTAAATTACTTCCATCCCAAACTGTTGAATTTGGTGGATACGATAAATAATGCACTCTTGCAGGTTGGTCTGAACTAGGGTCAGGCTTAACAAATAACTTTGGGTCTCCACCTGTGTCACTTTCTACCCAATATACTGGGTCAGTTGAACTTGCTGCATGAATGCTCGATGAATCGCTTGCAGACCCTCCATAAATTGGGTCAACTTTTCTACATCCAACATAATAACCAGAATCAGCATTTTCACGAGTTACATGAAAAACTTCACCTTTTCCATCTAAATCCATTGGGGTAGAGCTTGTTAATGAGTTTATTTTAACACATTTCATTTTTAACTCTTTAGGCATCATATTTATGATTTCTTTGGCTGCATCAACTAGCCATTGATTTGCTAATAAATTAAAATCTTCCCCAGTCTCACTATCGTTTGTTGAAGCTGCGTCATATTTTGTTAATGAATGTATTTGTTCTGCAAAATTCCAAGCCATTAGCGTGCATTCCTATTAGCAATATCTTGGTCCATTGTTGTTTGGCTAAACTCAACTTTTGTTTGACCACTCCATGTTGTTCTCATATTAACATGATTACGAGTATCATCTATATTTGCAGGAGCTTCTTTTAATTTAACAACTTTGTTTTTTTGTTTATCATATTTAAAAATTGCCATTATTTTTTACCTTTTTTAACTTTGCCCCCATGCATCATTTTAGCAATTCTATTAGCCATTGCCATTTTTTGAGCTGGATTCATAACCATTCCGCCACCTGCATATTTAGGCATCATTGGTTTAACCATACCACCATGTCCATATTGAGGTATTATACCTCCATTTTCCATTTCCATAGATTTTCCTGTTTGTTTTGCATAATTTGCAGCATCTTTCATTCCTTGCTCAGTATATGGAAATTTCATTTTTCCTACTTTTGGCATTACTTCTTCCCCCTTTTTCTTGCATCAATTACTGGTGGTAATTTACCATGAGTATTGATATATTCCAAAACAGCCTCCGTCTTAGGATTGACTGATTTCTTTTTAATTATATATTCACCACCTTCAGCTTCAATAATGACTCCACCATTATCATGAGATGGTCCTTTAAGGTTTCCACCCTTTAAATATTTTTTACGTTTCTTTTTAGGCATTATCCGTTTTTAGTTGCAATGATAAAAAGTCTGTCACCAGCCAATCTAGTAACAGAAACTTGACAATCATCTTCACTAGCCATAAATGTTGCAAGTGCATCATAAGGTGCGTCAGACTCAGTTTTACCATCTGCTGCATCTACAATAAAAGTTTTGACTGTTGTTGCCATATTTTCTCCAATTTAAATGTTATAAAATTCTTAGTAGATTTGGAGTGAGCCCTTTATACGACCCACTCCATAGTTCTACAAAACTATTAAACCTTATTGCTTTGGTTTAGCTGCTAAAAGCAATAGTTCCAGCACTTCCGTCGCCTTTTAAAACGCCTCTTACTTTAACTAACCATTTGCCATCATCTTTACAATAAAGTATGAAATAACTTCCTACTTGCCCCCAGCCACCATTAGTAGCTGCTGGTGTTATAGTAAGTATGTCATCTCCTGAAACAGATGAATCTTGTTGAGCTGGTATACCAGTTCCAATATGAACTTCTTGGTATTGCTCAAACTCATCACCTGATACAGCACTTATTGTCATAGCATTTGCTGCATCAGCATCGCCAGTTTGAACCCAAACTATAAAAGCTCCTTCAGATGCTGCTGGTAATGATATAGCAGATGTAGCATCAGATGTCCATGCCGAAACATATACATTGTTAGCTTCTAAAGTTAAGCCTGCATCTACTTCTGCATCAGTTTTAGCAGTTGATTTTAAGACGCCAGCAGTGACTAAGTATTCCCACTTTTCAGCTGCAAAAGCTATGTCTTTAAAATCTACATCGCCATAGCTTCCACTATTTTTATTTAATACATCACTTCTCATTATAGCACTCCTTCTAGGTTGAACAACGCATGTGTTTCAGGAAGAGATACTTCAAGACCTGCTTCTGTAAGAATCATATCTTTTCGTAAATCTTCATCTGCTTGTTGCACATTTGTTGTGATTGAAGTGTCTCTATTAACACCGTTACCAACCAATGGTCTATAAGATACGTGGTCTAAATCAACCATGCATAAGTATCCAGCAAAGTTGCTTCTAAATAGAGGCTCTTTTACAAGAGTCATGTCTCCATGTATAGTATCAACTTTTAATACTTTATGACCAAATGCTCCTTGCGAAGCTCCAAACATATATCTATTTGGATTATTAGACCCTGCACCATTATCAAGAGATTCACTTATAAAGTTTCCATCTCCTAATTTATTGAAGTGAGACATAACAGGTAAAGACGCTAACGCTAATTTAGAAGAGCTTCCACCCCTTGCAGGGTCAAAGATTACTTCAAAATCACCAAGTAAAGCATCATATGTTAATTGTCCTGGTGTGAAAGATTTTAAATACGGAGTATTTTCAGAATAAGATAATTTAACATCACCTTCTGTAGCTGTTCCCCCACCTTTAATTATACTTCCACATATACCATCAGAATACTGAACTCCACTTTGCGAACCTTTCATACCAAAAAGCATTGCTCTTTCAATATCAATTTTATGTTCTCGCAATTTAAGATTCCAGATTCTAGCCCACTCATCAGCATATCCACGATATACTGTAGCTCTTGCAGTATTGCTCATTTCACAAGCTGTCTTAAAGATTTGGGTATACCCATATCCATTATCTAGCTCTTGAGACCATACGTCAGGAGCACCTGAGCCTTGCTCAAAAGATGTACCAATTACAGTAACTTTACCACCTGCTTCAAGAGATGTAGTAGAACTATCTCCTGCTGAAGCTTGTATAGTTTTAACCGATAATGTTGTATCTGCAGAATTGTGATTTACAGATTCAATTCTTGCAGTTGCTGTTATGATTGCATCTGAGTCATCAGTAGCATTGTCATCATTGTTATGTTGCTGCACACTAATAACCATACCTTTTAACAACCAATCAACTGAAGCGTCTCCTTCTGTATCTACAGTTATGCTTGTTAAACTTCCTGGTGCTGCGAGTGTAGCAGCTGTTTTTAAGACAAAAGCCCTATCAGTCATTGCAATCTTAGTTCTATCTTCTAAAAACCTAAATTGCGAATCACTTGTCGGCACTTTTGCAACTTTTGACAAGTATACGAAAAATGGAGATTCTTCTGGTGACAGTTCTGCGACCCTATCGCTAAAGTCATACAGTCTTCTTGAAGGTATAGTATTATCAATGACTGCACCAGGAGTTCCAAATTTTACTTGTCCACTATTATAAGTAGCCATTATTTTTCTCCTTAGTTATTTATTATAAAACGTTTTTTCGGCTGCCAGCACCTACAATTGAATCCCACATTTCATCCTTTCCGCTTTTAGCTTGAGGTTGTTGACCTTGCAATATACCACCAGGTGTTGGGGTTTCTTGCGTTTGTCTAACATTATCAAGTGAGTTATCTGCTGTAACTGTGCCTTGGCCATCGTTCATCATAGCACGCCACATTTTAACAGCACCTTCCACGCCATATTCTCCAGGATTTTTTGATGCAAACTGCATGAAAGAGTCAACTTCTTGCGGGGTTAGACCTTGTTGTAAAAGATTTCCCTTTAATTGTTGAATTCCTTGCTGTTTCATTACACCAGCCATCCTTTGATTTACTGCATGTCCAATACTATCTTGTAGCTCTTGCTGTCTAAACTTATACGATTTAGATTTAGGGTCATTATAGGCTTCCCATGGGTCAAACTCATCTTTATCTAATTCAATACGCTGCGGGCCAACGGGTTGTCCATTATTGCCACCTTGAACCATAGCTGCAACTGTATTTGCAATATCTGGTCTTGCTTGCAATAACTCTCCTATCGCTTTATATTGTTTTAAATTTTGATTTTCATTAGCGAGTTTATCCTTTTCAGACTGGAAGTACTTGACCTGTTCTTCCAAGTTCTGTCCAGAACTCTCGTTAGTGTTTTGTCCTTCATCTTGCCCTACATTATCAACGACTTGACCTTCTTGTTGAAGATTTTCGTTTTCATATGCGTCTGTCATTACTTCTTCTCCTTTTGCGATTTCTCTTGTCGTATTTGAGCTTGACTACTTAAACGTAATTTCTCTGACTCGAGTTTGACCGCATCTTTTAGTCTACCAATGGAGAGCTTATCATCAGCTTTTCTAAGTGATGAATCTTTGCTTAGCTCTGCCTTGAATTTTTCTACCTCAGTACGCTTACGTGCTTGTATTGATTCACGATGTGCTGTTTGTAAGTCACCTGAGACTTTCTTAATTTGTTCTTGGGCTTGACCCAATGCTTGTTGTAATTGTTGTATCATATCTGTTCTTTGTAATACACCTTCTTTATCAAATATATCGGTCTTTTTAAGAGCTTCAACTTTATCAATAAGACCTGACTGATATGCTTGCATATATATTTCCCATTCTCCCCATTTATTTGAAGGCATGGTTGAATTACCAATTACACGTATATCAAATTGACCAACTGAAACATCATTTTGTATTTCCATTAATTCTTTTGATTTATCGTCATATAATCTTTTATTAACTGTATATTCATTTATATCATTATTAGGTTGCACAATTCTAAATGTTTTTTGATAATTATAATGAGATTTAGCTAAATTATACACAACCCTTCCAATTCTTTTTAAAGACCCCTCAACATCTCTTAATTTCGATTTAGAGCGTCTTTGTCCAAAATCTTCCATCATCATTGTTGCTGATGAAGTTCTTGGTGCAACTTCAGCATTACCTTGCATCATTTCAAATATTCCCATGTTAAGGTCAATATATCTTTCAATTAAAGAAGGTAATTGCATAATTGAACTTGACAATGGTTGTGGCGATGGAAAATGCGGTTCCCCAAAAGAAGCATCATATTCAAGGGTGGCATTCGGATTTGCCCAATCTCTTTCGAGTTCTTCAATGTCTTGGACACTTCCTTGAGGTATAAGAAGTTTAAGTCCTGAACTAGCTTGTGCGTGCGATGTAATTAATGATACAACTTTATTGAGGAACCTTTGAAAATCTTTATTCTTTCTAACATCGCTCATTGGATATGGAGTATTAGTCCATATATTTGGCACTGGAACAATTGGATATATATCAGTATCTAATACTAAATCATATAATACTATTTGCCCAACTGAACATGTTTGCCTAATTCTTGTTTGTTGAACTTCAACAAAATCAATTAAACCTTTATCAATTGCATTTAAAAATTGTTTATCCTGCTCCATCATTTTAAATTGTTCTTGAGATATTATTTTTTCTTGATTATTTCTTTTATCTAAAACTCTATAAAATGGAACTTTAGTTTTTGAATAGTATTCAATTAATCTATATTTTTCGCCAGACGTTTGATTGTAATCATAATCTTTTACTACATCAGGAGTAAACGAATCCATTGTACGTTTATTTGAATTATCAGGCCAATCTTCTTCAGAAACAGTTTCAATTTGGTCAATTAATAATTTTTCTTCATTTTCTTTAATTGGCTGTCCAAGTTGAGGATATGCATCAAGAAGTTGCATTTTGCTCATTATATGAGAAACCATTATTCCAGTTGCATCTTGAAAATATCTATCTCTTGAATTAGGGTCTACATAAACTTTAAAAGGATTAAGATGTTTAAACTTTATTTCACCTCTACCGTAATCAGCTTCTTTATCTATATAAGCATAAAAATAACCCAAGCCTGTAACTGCATAATCATGTACTGCTTGTTTAAATTGCTCATCACCATCAGATATGTCCCATATATATTCAAGAATAACTTTCCAAACATTTGCAAGTTTATTGTCAGAGTCTTCTCTTCCAATTGCTGAAAATTTTGGAGGTTTTGATGTAATAATTGCTTTAAATTGTTCAATGGCAGAATACAATCTATCCATTGGAACAGCTGATTGGTTACGAGAAGCTAATTCATCTGCTTCTTCACCGCTAAAATGGTTTCCTAAATAAAAATCTATATCTTCT